AAACCCTCTGCTAATGCAACGGGGGATAGAGCATGAGCTATGAAAAGTGTATAGTTTCAGTAGGAACATCTTTAAAAGATAGGGGTTTTGATGACTCCGATAAGATAGCAGCCAATATGTGTAACATGTGGGCTGAAGAAAATGGTGTAGAGAGACAGTTCGGAAGAAGTGTTTCTGAAATACCGGTAAGAAGGACATTTGGTCTTTCTATAGATGAAGGAGTAGAAATGAACTTCGCTGAAGGTGAAGACTTCCAAAGCGTAGAAATACCTGTTTTTGCTATAACATCCGGACCACATGAGTATACTGAAGACGACTTAGAGCAAAAGGTTTATATAGAACCGGAGATATTAAGAAAGAATATAGAGGCTTTTAACGAGCTTCCTATATACTTCAATCATCAACGCACACCTGAGGATTTAATTGGCATGGCTGCTAACCCTGAGGTAGTTGAATTGGAAAATGGAAAGACCGCCGTTAAAATGTTGGCTACTGTCAACAATAAAAACGATGTAGGTCAAGAAGTAATGAATAAAGTTAAGGACGGTGACGTAACACACGTCAGCATTGATTGGTTCTCGAACGATGTTGATGTTATGGGTGATACTTTCGCCACAAACATACGTCCAACAGAAGTGAGTTTCATTGATAATAATACAATGGACCCCGTCTGTAAGGAATGTAAGATAGGAGAGGAGTGCGATACACACACAGAAACTAAAGAAGAAGATTGCGACACTTGTTGCGATTCTTGTTCGGACGGTCATACGTGTGAGAGTGAAGACGGGAAACAAGAGGTAATAAACATGACTGAAGAAACAATTACTCCTGTGAAATCCGACGCAGAGAATTTAGTAGAACGCGAATTCGCTTCACTACGTTCACAGCTCGAAGACATGGAAGCATCCAAAGCAGAAATAGCTTCACAGTACGAAGAAGCCCTTAAGACAATTGAGGAATTCAAAGTTGCTGAAGAAGAAAGAGCTGCAAAGGAAGCAGATGTTCGAAAAGCTGAGACAATTGAAGCAATCGTATCCAAAGAAATCGTTTTCGGTACTATCGAAGATGACAAAAAGGATGTTCGTGTCGAGGAATTAACTGCATGGGATGAACCAAGGCTGACTGGTTTCAGCGACGCTCTTGCTGCAATGCCGGTTCCTGATGCAGAAACAGAAAGAACTTTCGGAAAAGGTAAATCCAACGAAGGGGAAGCTGTTCCAGCAGAAACCGAGAGAAAATTTGCAGTCAAGATGGACAAAAACGGGCGTATTACGCTCAACAAAGAATTACTAACAAGAGGTAATTAAACATGGCAACAGAAATACTAGTAAACGATGGCGGTGCTCCAGCAAGGATTCTTCCTTTTACAGCTGGAAGCGCTATTACTGCTGGATATAGCTTACAAATGGGAGGAGACGGCGAAGTCGATACAATCGCAGCAGCCGATAATGTCCACCCAGTTGGCGTAGCATTAACCACAGTAAGCTCCGGCCAAGTGGCAAGTGTCATAACTGGAAAAGGTGTAGTATTGAACATGATGGTTTCAGGTACAGTAGGTAGAGGCGACCACGTCGCAACTCTAGCTGACGGTAACCTAGGACCCGGTTCAAGTTCCGCAGTATCTGTAGGAATATACATTGACCCAAGTGGCGCTCACTCCGGTGCAGCATCAATGCAACAGGTTCTGTGGTTCGGTTAGGTAGGTAGATAACATGGTAGCACTAAATGATAATTTGGCACCCGGTATTCTAACGACCTTGAACACAGGTGCGTATAACGCAACTGGTGGTTCAGGGGAACGTGTACTTATCGATTACAAAGATGCAATACAAGACTACAAGGTAACAAACCTTGCAGCTATGAGCATGTTCTGTGAGCCGATGACTACAGAGACCGGTGGTGATATTGATATCACATTCGCAAAACCTTCAATGGGGATGCAAGAAATAAACGAAGGTAACACTCCTAAGTACCAACACACTAACTTACGCTCAGAGAGAGTGTCTGTTAATGAGTGGGGACTTGCTATGGGTGTAACCCGACGTATGATAGAAGACTCAAGATTTAATGAAGTTGAGATGGCTTTGAACGAAGCCAGAAGAGCCGTCGACAGACACATGACCAAGCACGTAGTTTATGCGTTACTTGGAATTCAAGATTCAACCCTTGGAACTGGTGTAGACGGAGCAAGTATTGTACAAGCAACAACAGAAGCAAACATCGTTGACTTTTCAGACAACGTGTACGGTGGTTTCTTAGGAGCTGGTGGTGCAGTTAACGCAGGACGTATTTACTCCTACGGATTAACTAGTGACGCCCTCTTAACTAAGACTCACTACCAAACAGCTGCTGGTGGTGCAGGTGACGGTGAAATCGCATTAGCTGATATTACCGAAGCTATGGAGTTAATCGGTGGTCACGGATACACAGCATCCGAGATTATGATTTCCCCACAACACTACAAAACATTATTGAACATGGCAGACTTTACAACTGCAATAGCTAACGAGAACAGATACGTTCTTGATACGCCAGTTGAATCGACTTCCAGAACAGGTATTGTTGGTAGCTTGTACGGACTCAACGTTGTTGTTAACGCTTGGTGTCCACCTGACCGCATATTCATATGGGATGGAGCACAAAAACCTATGGCATATGTAGAAAGGAGACCATTGACTGTTGAAGAAGCAAATCCGGGATTCGGAATTGTTGGTTCATACATGTCGATGAGATACGGATTAAAGGTTATTAACCCAGCATCCGGTGTAGTCGTTATCAACGCTTAAGTAGATTAATGACAAAGGCTTGGGAGTGAGCCTTAATCGCTCCCACTTTATACTTTTAAGGAGTCGTAAGAAGAAACATGAATACTGATGAAATAGTAGCAATGCGCTCACAGCCAATGACATGGCGTTCTTACGCAACCGGCGCCTCTTTTAATACTAGTGATGGTGTTCTTACTATAGGTATGTCTGCTACTGAAGATGTCACCGTAGATTTAGATGGTAGATATGGTGTTGGAGGGGGAGTAGGGACTGGACTTCAATATGCTGTAGGTTATTATGCCACCGCAGGTACTACTATTACAGGTTCTCAGGTTCTTTTTATTCAACCTAGCGATAGAAGAGTAGGAATACGCACTTCCAGCCCCGATAAAGCTTTACATATCAACGACAATGATGCAGCTATTAAATTAACATATTATACAGACCAGAGTAAGTATTCATTATTATCTAATACGACAGCAGGTATCTTAGATATTTCTACTACAGCCAATCAAGTTAATATGGATGGATTTAATGTAGCTAGTACTTTATCTTCGGCAATTACTTCTATTAGAGATTCCAGTGATTCTCAAGGTTCTAGCAACACTGCACTTGTTACAGAAGGGTGGATTAATGCTAATATAACCGAAGGGACAGGAAGTATAGGAAATGATACACAATATCAAATTCCTTTTTACGCTAATGCTTCATCACCAACCAATCACCTAACAGGAAGTGCGTATTTAACAACTGACGGTTCTAATAATATAATACTTAGTGGTGCAAGTAATACTTTTAAGACTGCTGTAGATATGCAATCAACGGTAGGAGTAAGTGGGGCTTTATCTGTTAGTGGAGCTGCTTCTTTTATAGAACCAGTTACTATTAATAATGCAACAGGTGTAGGCATATCTGCTACAGGAACAAACAATTTAAAAGGTTCTTTAGTACAAGAAGGAACTACTTTATTATCAGGTAATACAACTATAACAGGTTCAGTATCTGCCACAACTAGTGCCAACTTTGGTACTACATTAACTGCAACAGGAAATGCAATATTGGGAGGAACACTAACAGCTAGTGGAGCATCCCATCTTAAATCTACTTTAGGTGTAGGAGGTAACAGCACTTTATCAGGAACTTTAGATGTACAGAATGCTACTACTATAATGGGTAACCTTTCAATCTCTGATGGTGGATATGCTACTCCACTTTGGAAAATGACAGCTACACAAGGTGGAAGTAAAGTAGTAATGATAGATTCAGGTTCTACTGTTAGTACGCCAAATTTCTTTCCTCTTTTACAATTACATAATGAAGCTCAAGACGTAGACCCCGGTGGTGGTGGAGCTATTGTTTATGCAGACATGCCCACTATCCATTTTCAAAAATTGGGTCCACGAAATGCTCTTAATTCAGCAAACACTACCGCAGGGTTTAGATTTTTAGCTTCAGGTCTTTCAACTGCTGCTGCTACAACAACCCAGAAACAATATTTAGTTTATACTTATCAACCTGATGAATCTAGTGGTTCACCTAGTGAAATAGCTAAATTAGATAGTACAGGTATATTCACAACAACAACCTTTGCTGGAGAACTATCTGGAACTATTGCTTCAGCTACCACAGCAACAACACAATCTGCAAGCGATAACTCTACTAAGGTAGCGACGACAGCTTATGCTGATGCAGCCGCCTCAGGTGGGGGAGGAACTATCGGTGGTTCCATAACAGACAACCAAATAGCGATAGGAGCCTCGACAGCTAATAGTATAGAAGGTAGTGCTAATTTAACTTATGATGGAACTAATTTATCACTTGCCGCTAACACTGACGTTACTGCTACTATAGGTAATGCTGTTGTTGGATATAACTTTTCAGACTATGCTTCCTTTTCACATTACGACCAAAGAGCAAATACAGGAGGATATGCATTATTACAAAGTGATGTAGGATTAACTTTCTTAAATGCAGCAGCAACTAAGAGTATTAGATTTAGAATTAATAACGCTGATAAAATGACAATGGATGCTGATGGAAAATTAGGTATAGGCACAACTGCACCTGCTTATGAATTAGATATTTCTTCAGCAAACCCTCGAATAGGTTTTACAGACACTAATGGTTATGATTATTATTTAATGGCACAAAGTGATAAATTTGGTATACATAATGGTACCAGTGCTACTACAGATTTTAGTATTAATAGTAATGGAGCAGTTAGTATAGGTCATGCTGCTAATACAACAGAAGCATTATGGATTACTGATGGGGCAAGTCCTGATTCAGATACAAATTTAATATTACAACAAGGGTCTGGAGGTGGTGGAGGACTTTGGCTTTATAATGATTCAGCCGCTGCTATGGGTCTTTTTGGTATAAACAGTTCATCCAATATGCAAGTTTACAATTATGTTCAAGATAAGGATATTATATTCTCAGTTAATGATGGTGGTTCACAAACCGAGGTAATGAGAATTGATGGTTCTGTATCCAGAGTAGGTATAGGCACAACTGCACCTGCTACTAAATTAGATGTATTAGGAAGTATAACAGCAGGAGCTAATAGTTATACTACAATATCAAACAATGAATATGATGTATCTAGTGGGAATTTACTTTTCGATGTAGCTGGAGATATTACACTTGACGCTGGTGGTTCAGATATTAAATTAAGTAAAGCAGGTGGAAATAAGGCTTCTTTCTATTTAACTACTAGTGATGTATATTTCCAATTAAAAGCAGCTGATGGAGATTTATATTTTACAGGTATGGATGACACGAGTCAAATAACTGCACTATCTTTTGATATGTCAGAAGCAGGTCT